CTCAGCTAAAGTTAATCCAATTGCTACATTCCCAGGATCAGGTATATCAGTATTCGGACAAAAAACATTACAAACTAAAGCATCAGCATTAGATAGAGTTAACGTAAGACGTTTACTTATAGAACTTAAGAAGTTCATTGGTGACCAAGCAAGAAACTTAGTATTTGAACAAAATACTATAGCAACTAGAAATAAGTTCTTAGCGACGGTTAATCCATATCTTGAATCAGTAGTACAAAGACAAGGTCTTTATGCATACAGAGTTGTAATGGACGATACTAACAACACAGCAGATGTAGTTGATAGAAATCAATTAATAGGACAGATATTTATCCAACCAGCTAAAACAATTGAATTTGTTGTATTAGATTTCACAATCGAACCAACAGGAGCAACGTTCGGATAATATTTAGAAAAACAGATATTTATAATTAAATAAGTAAAAATAAAATGGCAGTATTAGATCCGAATGAAATAATGTTCAGAGCCTTCGAACCAATGGTTCAACACAGGTTCGTAATGTATATAGACAATATCCCAGCCTTCATGATTAAAAACGTGAAAGCTCCTAACTTCACAGATTCAGAGATCAAACTTGATCACATTAACTCTTACAGAAAAATAAGAGGAAAAAGAAACTGGGAGAATATGGATATGACTTTATACTCACCAATCACACCTTCAGGTGCTCAAGCAGTAATGGAATGGGCTCGTCTAGGATACGAATCAGTAACAGGTAGAGCTGGATATTCAGATTTCTATAAGAAAGATTTAACTCTTAATATTCTAGGACCTGTAGGAGATATCGTAGGGGAATGGATTATCAAAGGAGCTTTCTTAACAAAAGGAGATTTTGGACAATTTGACTGGACTTCTGCTGACGGAGTAGTAGAGATAGGAATCTCAATAGCAATGGATTATTGTGTATTGAATTACTAATAAAATTCAAATAAAAATTAACAAGCCTGGCAATCGTCAGGCTTTGTTGTTTTAAAAAAGTTTTATTCATATATTTATATATAGAAAAAGTTACTAACAAATAAAATTTATGGAAAACAAATTTAACCTACCAACCGAAACGGTAGACCTTCCTTCAAAAGGACTTCTTTATCCAAAAGATTCCCCACTAGCAGAAGGTAAAATTGAAATGAAATATATGACCGCTAAGGAAGAAGATATTTTAACAAATTCAAATTACATTAGACAAGGAGTAGTTATTGATAAATTACTACAATCACTAATCATCTCACCAATCAACTACTCAGACCTGCTTATAGGGGATAAGGATGCAGTTATGATGGCTGCACGTATTTTAGGGTACGGAAAAGATTATGACTTTCAATACGCAGGAGAAAAAGTAACAGTAGATTTATCTACATTACAGCTTAAAGAATTAGACGAAAGTATAATAAAAGAAAAAGGTAAGAATGAGTTTGAATATAAACTTCCAAATACAGATAATAATATCACCTTCAGGCTATTAACACAAAAAGACGATAGAGATATTGATGCTGAATTAGAGGGATTAAAAAAACTAAACAAGAACGCTAATAACGAATTGACAACACGTCTAAAGTATATGATATTGTCAATCAACGGAAACTACGAAAGAGGTACAGTGAGACAGTTTGTAGATACAGCCTTCTTAGCTAGAGACTCTAGAGCATTCAGAGAATACTATGCTCAGATATCCCCAGGAGTAGAAACAAAAATTAAATTTGAAACAGAGTTTGGTGAAGAGGAGGACATCAACATTCAATTTAATTCTAACTTTTTTTGGCCTGAGTCCGGAAACTAGAGGAAACATTTTTAGGCAAATACATGAAATAGTCTTTCATGGACAAGGAGGTTATGATTGGGAGGCAGTTTACAATATGCCAGTATGGTTAAGGAGATTTACCTTCAGCACACTGCAAGAACATTACGATAAGTTAAATGCAGAAAATGATGATGAACTTAAACCAGTTAAAAACGGCAATAAAGTAGCACCACCAGATATTGTTCAAAAAGCAATGACACCAACATACAGTACGAAGGCATCTAATAAATGATGCCTTTTGCTATTTATATGTATATAAAACACTATGGCAAATCAAGGACCGCAAAAGACTTTTGACGACTATGCAAAGGCAATAGAAGCCTTAAACAAAAAAATTATAAGTTTAGATGGAAATGGATTCCCAAATCTAACTAACGAGCTAAAGGGAATGCAAGGCGACACCGCTAGAGCTACGAAGCTATTTGAACTAATGTCTAGGGAGGCTCATGATTTAGAAGATGTCTTTGGAGCAATATCCACTACAATAAAAAACGTAGTAGCAGATTTAGATAAGTCAACAAAGGCAACTACTCTTTTTAAAAGAGGGTTAAATAGCGTAGAGGGGATAGCTAGGAAATTAGCAGATCATAAAAATGATGAGAACGTACTTACTGTAAAGCAGTTAGGTAATCTGAATAAGCAGTTAGGTTTAGAAATACAAAGCTTAGACAAAGCTCGAGAAAGAGCATCTGAAGAACAGAAAGCACTGCAGACAAAGATAAGGTACGGTAAAGCTTCCGCAGCAGAGATAAGATACTCTGAAGAACTATCCAACTACACCAAAGAAATAAACTCAGCTTTAAATCTAAAGAATAGTTACCTTGATAAAATTGTAAAGCATTCTGAAAGAGAAATCCAAATTGAAAGAGATATTCAAAAGACAATTGGACTTACTGGAATGGCTTTTAAAGGAATTGCAGGAACACTTCAAAAAATAGGAGTAGAGTCTCAAGCTATAGAAGATCTTAATAAAAAAATTCGAGATACAGCAAAAGAAACTGGAAGTGCTTGGAAGACAGCAGGAACAGCAATTAAAGGGACTTTTCAAATGGTAGGAGAAAGTTTAAGAGATCCTGCTGTTCAAATCGCCTTTGTAACAAAGTATTTTAAGACTCTATATGAAATAGGTTCACAGTTTAGTGCAAGAACTTTTGAAATACAAAAATCATTAGGACTTTCTACTTCTGCAGCAAAAGCTATGAACCAGGAGTTCTACAACATGCAGCAAAGTACAAATAACATATATGCAAACTACAAAGACCTAGCAGCTGCAAATGCAAACCTAAATGAATCTTTAGGAACATCAGTAACTTTTTCTGCAGATATGCTTACAACACAGGCTAAGTTGATGGAGGTAACAGGATTAACCTCTGAAGAGTCTGCTAAAATTTACGAATACTCACTTCTTACTGGGCAATCTCAAGAACAGGTCTATAACTCAATGGGTAAGACAAATAAAGGAGTCCTTAGTAATAAGAAAGTAATGCAAGAAGTCCTAAAAACAAGTGGACAATTAGCAGCACAATATAAAAACAACCCAGAATTACTTGGAAAAGCAGTTGTACAGGTACAGAAGTTAGGAATTAGCCTACAGCAAGCTAAGAATATGTCTAGCGGGTTACTAAACTTTGAAGATTCAATCTCTTCAGAATTAGAAGCAGAATTACTAACAGGACAAGAACTTAACTTAGAAAAGGCAAGAGCACTAGCTCTTCAAGGAAAGACAGCAGAAGCAGCATCAGAAATGCTAAGACAAACAGGAGGTTTAGCTAAGTTCCAAAGCATGAATGTTCTCCAGCAGGATGCATTAGCTAAATCTATGGGAATGTCTACAGATGAATTAGCAGATTCATTAGTAAAAGCAGAACAGTTAAATAAACTAGACGGTGTTCAAAAAAGAGCATTAGATGAAAGAGTAAGTGCACTGAAGAAAGCAGGAGAATTTGAAAAAGCATCTCAATTAGAAAAACTAGTACTACAGGATAAGACCGTTACACTAGCGGAACAAGAATTAGACACCCAGAGTAAAATTGACAAATCAGTAAGCTCTATTAAAGAATCTTTAAAATCAGCAATTGCAGGACCTCTCGCTAGTGTAACAGATAAACTGGCAAGTGTATTAGCAGCAATGGCAGCCAATCCTGTAATAAAAGCAATGCTAGGAGTAGCAGGAGGAGCAGCAGCTATTTTAGCAGGGGTTATGGCAGGAGCAATGGCTATAAGTGCTGCAAAGAGTATGTTATTTGGAAGTAGAGGTTCAAGCGTAGGTAGACCAATGTTTACCAAAGACGTAAGCGGTGGCGGTGGAGCTGCATCTACAATAGGGGATGTATCTGAATCTTTAGGAGGAGGAAAAAGTGCAGGAATGGGAAAACAACTTAAAACTTTAGTTAAAAATCCAAAAGCAATGGGAAGAGCTCTAAGACGTTCCGGCGGAGGAAGCATGATGAAGGGATTAGGAAAAGGTTTACTAAAGGGTGGTCTAAAGAGTATTCCAATGTTAGGTGCACTAATAGGAGGAGGAATGGAAATAGCCGAAGGAGGCTTTAATGTAGAATCACTAAGTAGAGCAGCACTATCAGGAGGTGGAGCTTTCCTTGGCGGACTAGCAGGTTCAGCAGTAGCACCAGGAGTAGGTACAGTCGCAGGCGGAATTGGAGGAAGCATGGCTGGAGACTGGTTAGGAGATAAAATCTTTGGAGAAAGAGGAGAGAAACCAGAAGAGATGCAAGACTTTATACTACGTCCAGGACAAAAACCTCTTAAATTTAGAAAAGACGATGTAATAATGGGTGGAACTAGTCTAACAGGAAACGCAACTGGCGGTACTGGAGGAGGAAATGTAGAAGCTTTATTAAGAGAGTTGATAGCAGCAGTTAAAGAAGGAGGTAATATAAGCATAGGGGCAAATAAACTAAATGAAGCTATAGGTATCAACCTACATCCAATGAGATAATAAAATAAACAAACTATTTATAATAAAATAAAAAACAATTAATATGGGACTATTAGATTTACTACCAACATCTAACTTAGGGTTAGACGGAGCAACACCAACACGTATACCAAGTGCTAATCCAGCATCAACCCTACACTATCAATCATCAATTACCGATGTACCAAACATCGATCAAAGCCCTTCTGCATTAGACATAAACGGTATCAAACCAACTATCTCTCCTACAGGACAACAACTTCCATATTTGGATCATTTACCTAGATAAGAAGCTAAATGGCAAGCGGACTAATTACAAAGAACACAGACCTTAAAAGTCTGAAGTATGGCTCTATGCCTCTTGGAAGTGATAAACCTTATGTTACTAAAAACATAGGAGATGCACCAAGTAGCCAAATAGGGTCAGAAATTTCACATCGCATTGACGATGTTTCCCGTATTGCCCAAATGCTTGTAAATAAGCCGGGAATAAAATACCTACTAAACGAAGCATTACTACAGCAAGTAAACGTAGGTCAAAGAATTAAAAAAGCACAACAGGGAGGAAAATCTTTAGTTGGAGCAGTTTTACAGCAAGCTGGAAGCACACTTCTTACAACAGTAAAAATTGCAGGATCAACTCTAGCACAAGTTCCTGTAAATGGAACAGGTACACATTTCTTAAAAGGATTTAGAACCGACACATATTTACGACCAGGTGCAAATGAAAAAATACCAGGAGCATTTGCTTCATTTTTTGGAGCAGGTGGAGTAGAAGGAGCACAGTATGCCCTAAGAGGAGAAACTGTACCAACTAATGTACAGACACAGTTCTATAAAGAAGGAAGTACTGTTAATAACGGAGACATTAAGAACCCTACAACAGGTAAACCTTCAACCCTTTCTTATGATGCAAAAGTATTTACAGAAGATTACGGAACAGTAAATACTAACATAGTAGATAACACACCGCTACCAGAAGGAGATGCAAACAGACTAGCTGCATATAATGCAACAGCAGGGCAGGTAATAACAGTTACCCCATCAGGTAGTGCGTTAAGGCAGACCACAGCCAGCCCAGGAAACTTAGGTATATCAAACTTAACAGCTACAGGTAGTTATGGTCCAGATACTCTTAAGATATTTCAACCAACAACCTCAAAATACTCAGGACCAGAAACCGGTTCATATCTTGAGCAAGAAAAGAAATTTGGAACTTTAAACAGAAATGTAACAAAAGAATTTAGAATAAAATTAGGAGATCAAGGAGATGCGCTTGATGATAAAAAAGCAGCAAGAAGGAAAAACGAGTACTGGTTCATATCAGATGTAG